GCTATGCAAACAGGCATGGATGGTGACTTTGACACTGGTAACGTGCGCTACAAAGCGCGTGAGCGTTACAGCTTTGGTGTATCAGATCCATTGGGAATCTACGGTTCTCGCGGAGCATAAAGTATGTTATAAGGTGGGTACTTCATGTATTCTCCTCATGTATAACTTAGGGGCAACTTCGGTTGCCCCTTTCTTTTTGTTTAAATATCTATTACTATAGGTGTATCCCTGACAGACACATGGTGTGTCTGACTAACCCAGACAGGAGATCGACATGGGTACTACTACTTTTTCTGGTCCAATCAAGGCTGGAACCATCAAGAATACCACAGGCACTACACTTGGAAGCGACGTTGCAAATGTCGGACAAGTTGTAATGTCTCAGACATTTGCCGCAAGTTTAGCTGGCGGTGCATTAGCTGCGTCTGTAACTGACGTTGTTATTCCAGCAAACTCACAGATTATTGACTGTGTGATTGACGTTATTACCGCGTCAAGTGATGCAACTAATCTGAGCGTTGGTGACACCGTAGGTGGTGCGACATCTATCCTTAATACTTACGCTATTGGAACAACCGCAGGTCGCAAATATCCGACCACCCAAGCGGGTGCAGCATTAGCATGGGAAGATACAGGTTCTGCTGATATACGTCTGACCGTAACAAACTCTGCCGCCACAACTGCGGGTGAAGTTCGTGTTACTATTCTGTACGCTCAGAATAATAACCTTGCTTAAAGGAGGCCTAGATGGCTGGTCAAGAAATACGGGCATTTAATGTCTCAACATCAGGATTTAGTGCAGGGGTCGTTGGCCCCTCACGAAGTCGGATACAGGGCATTTTAGTGTATGCCACTAACATTACAGCCTTTACCATTAAGAATGGCTCCGCATCAGGAGACACTCTGTTGGATCTAACTCTCCCAGCGGGGTGGAATGATGTGTTCCTTCCAAATGATGGAATCCTTGCAGACAACGGTGCATATGTATCTGCGTTGTCTGGCACGGGATCGGTGGTAACTCTATTACTGGAGTAGGATATGGCTGGTAATGACGTATTATCTAAACACTCGCATACTTCAGCGGTCCTTGTAGATCGAAGGGCCAGACTGAGAGGTGTGGTTGTGAATACGTCATCTGGAGGTTCAGGTGATGTTATATTTTATGATAATGCTTCTGCGGCATCAGGCACAGTTTTGCTTGAGGTTGATGAAAAAGCTGTAAGTACAGTTGATATAATCATACCGGGCGATGGCATTCTGGTTAAGAATGGAGTGTACGCTTCCCTACCATCAAACGTAAGCGTTACAGTATTTTATGAGTAGGTCATGGCTGAGAAAAAGAAAGGCTCTATGAAGGGCCACAGCATAAAAGGTGGACATAAACGCCCCACAAAGTCTGGGGCGGGTATGACAAAGAAAGGTGTTGCCAAGTACCGCAGAGATAACCCCGGATCTAAGTTACAAACTGCTGTTACAGGCAAGGTTAAAAAGGGTAGCAAGGATGCAAAAAGGCGTAAATCATTCTGTGCGCGTTCTGCTGGGCAAATGAAGAAGTTCCCTAAAGCAGCAAAAGATCCTAATAGTAGGCTGCGCCAAGCTAGAAAAAGGTGGAAGTGCTAAATGGCTATCTCTCGTTCTCAGATGGGCAGTCAACTTGTAGGGAACAGAGTTTCTACAGGCGATGATGCCAAAGATCTTGAGCTTATCCGCATGGGTAAGGGCGGCAAAACAAAGAAAAAATCTAAAAGTCGTGTAAACGAAGCTGGCAACTACACCCAACCAGAGAAAAGAAAGCGTATATTTAACCGTATCAAAGCTGGTGGTAAGGGCGGTAAGCCGGGGCAATGGTCGGCAAGAAAAGCCCAAATGCTCGCGAAGGCCTATAAAAAAGCGGGTGGGGGCTATAGAGACTAATGGCGCTCAAGAAGTCACAGAAAAGCTTGAAGTCTTGGACAAAGCAGAAGTGGCGAACAAAGTCTGGCAAGCCATCGACGCAAGGGAGCAAGGCTACGGGCGAGCGATATCTTCCTGAGAAGGCTATCAAATCTTTGACGTCTGCGGAGTACGCCGCTACTACTAAGAAGAAGCGCGAGGCCACCAAGAAGGGTAAGCAGGTTGCCAAGCAGCCCAAGAAAATTGCAGAAAAAACCAAACGGTTTAGGAGCGTAGTGACATAATGGCTGTAGTAACCCCAGACATGCCAGAAATATTTGAGGAAGCCTATGAACGGGCTGGCCTTGAAATGCGTACTGGATACGATCTTAAAACCGCACGAAGAAGTCTAAACCTTTTAACATTGGAGTGGCAGAACCGTGGTCTTAATCTCTTCACTATTGAGGCGGGTACGCTCGCTGTTACAGCGGGTACGGCAACGTATACCCTCCCTGCGGATACAATTGATATTATCGAACACCAAATCCGCACCGGAACAGGCACCAGCCAAGTCGATACGGCGCTCGAAAGAGTCAGTGTCGCAACCTACGCGCAGCAAACAAACAAAAACACGCAAGGTAGGCCGACCCAAATCTACGTCCAAAGGCTCCCAACAGAAACAAAAGTAACTCTGTGGCCTGTGCCTGACAGCACAACAACATACACGATATCTTATTTTAGGCTAAAAGGTATTGATGGCCTCTCATCTGGTGTGGGTTCCACAGTAACATCTGTGCCTCCACGGTTCGTTCCTTGCTTGGTGGCTGGCATGGCTTATTATCTTGCCATGAAGAAGAATCCCCAGATGGCAGCTAGCTTAAAACAAGAGTATGAGTTCCAGTTCCAGCTTGCTGCTGGCGAGGACGAAGAAACAGCGTCAATTAGGTTTGTTCCATTTAACACGTTTATGATGGGTGCAGGATGAGTTACGCAAGAGGCAAATATGCTTTTGGCTACTGTGACAAGACAGGGTTTAGATACCCTCTGTCTGACCTTGTTCCTGAGTTTAACAACGGTGTTAGGACGGGGTTTCTTGTAGGCCGTGATGTGGTAGACCCAGATCAGCCACAGAATTTTTTAGGTAGGTTGAAGATATTTGACCCACAATCCCTACGAAATCCAAGACCAGACACATCCTTACAAGAGAGTCGTGGCTTGTTTGGTTTTAATCCTGTGTGGAATGACGCGCAGTACATGACAGCAGAGGCTGGAACTGTTAATATTAGCATAACTTAGGAGTTTGGTATGCCAAAGGTCGGAAATAAAAAGTTCCCGTATACTAAAGCGGGCATGAAGGCAGCTAAGAAGGCGGCTAAAGATACAGATCAAGAAGTCCAGTACAAAATGGGCGGTGGTTACATGATGCGTAACAAGCCTATTGCCATGCGCGATGGCGGCAGCTTAAAGATGGTGAAGAACGAAAGCGGCGATAGCGTCCCTTTCTACGCTGCTGATGGAAAAGGCAAAATGGCCTATGGCGGCAAGGTTAAGAAAATGCGCGATGGTGGTAGCTGCCGTGGCATGGGTGCTGCCACTCAAGGCGGCAAGTTTAGAATATCATAAGGGAAAGTTCAAATGAACTATTCAGAACTGACGCAAGCGATCAAGGACTATACGGAGAACACAGAGAGTACCTTTGTGACCAATATTCCTAACTTTGTGCGTCAGGCTGAAGAGCGGATCTTTAGGGATATCACCATTCCAGAGCTACGCAGAAACGTCACAGGCAATGTAAACGCTGGCAATAAGTATGTTGCGAGGCCTGATGACTTTCTAGCCACGTTCTCTTTGGCTATTATAAATGGCACAACCTACACTTACCTTTTGGATAAAGAGGTAAACTTTGTGCGGGAAGCCTACCCCGATACCACGGTGCAGGGGTTGCCACAGTATTACGCAATATTTGATGGGGATACCGCTACAGGTAATGGCAACTTCTTGCTTGGCCCTACACCTGATGCAGCGTACGACTTGGAGTTGCATTATTATTATGACCCGCCTTCTATTGTTACCTCTGGCACATCTTGGCTTGGCGACAATGCGGAGGCGACATTGCTTTACGGATCTCTTATAGAAGCGTATACGTTTATGAAGGGCGAAGGCGATATGGTTCAGTTGTATAATGAAAGATATTCATCAGCCCTTATCAATATGGCTTCTTTGGGTGCCAAGTTGAGAACTGATACATACAGGCGACCTGCCGCGTAGGAGATAAGGTATGGCAATAATTCAAACAACATGTACGTCTTTTAAGCTTCAGCTTTTACAGGCAGAGCATGACTTTGATGCACATACGTTCAGGATAGCTTTGTATTCTAGCGCGGCTTCTTTGGGTGCGGATACAACTGTGTATAGTACGACAAACGAAATAACCAATACATCTGGAACGGCATACACTGCGGGGGGCAAGCCGTTGACAGTGACATCTACATTTCCAAAGACCTCTGGCACAACTGCTATTGTGGACTTTGACAATATTTCATGGACTGACGCAAGCTTTACAGCAAGGGGGGCGCTGATCTATAACGCAAGTGCTTCCAATAAAGCTGTTGCTGTGTTAGACTTTGGAAGCGATAGGGTTGCTAGTGATAGTACCTTTGAAATACAATTCCCCGTAGCGGATGCCACATCTGCTATAATTCGCATAGCATGATAGGAGTTATCTAAATGGCGAGCTTTAACAAAGTAAACGATTTTGTGGTAAACGCAGTCCACAATATGGATCTAGCAAGCGATCAGCTTGCAGTGGCCTTAACAAATACTGCGCCGGGAAGTGAATCAAGCAACCCAACATCAGACGGTAATGGTATCGTGGGCAATCTAACGCAGATTAGTTACAGCAACTGCTCTTCTCGCAACCTGACTACAAGCTCATCATCCCAAACTGGCGGGACATACAAGCTTGTGGTAGCAGATTTAACATTAACTGCCTCTGGTACTGTTGGCCCATTCCGTTACATTTATATTTTCGATGACACGGTTACTTCTCCAGCAGATCCAATTATTGGGTATTATGATTATGGCACCTCATTGACGTTGAACAACGGTGATACATTCACCTTAGACTTCAGCCCAACTAACGGTGTTATTCAACTAGCGTAAGGCAGTATCATGGCAAAGCTCTTTAACAGAGCCAAGATGACAACCAGCACCACGGGTACTGGGACCATTACTCTTGGCAGTGCATCTACTGGTTTTCAGAGCTT